CCGTAAACGATGTAATCGAGCCGGGCGCATACAAGAACACGTTGCGAAAGCGCAACCCAAAGGGTGTTTGGTCGCACGATACCAACATCCCGGTAGCCAAGACCCTAAAGGTCGAAGAGTTGATGCCAGGAGACGAGCGTCTTCCCGATGACTTGCGCGAACAGGGAGCAGGCGCGCTTCTGGTGAAAATGCAGTTCAATCTAAACACCAGTCGAGGCCGCGACGCCTTTTATGACGTTCAGTTCTTCGGCGAAGAGCAGGAATGGTCAATCGGATACTCTGTCCCAGAAGGCCGCTCGACGACCGACTCCAAGACTGGTATTCGCTTTATTAAGCAGTTGGAACTTTACGAGTACTCGCCAGTCATCTTCGGTGCCGCTCCCAATACACGCACTTTGAGTGTCAAAGATGATGTGACAATCGAAGAAGAGAAGGCTTCTCCGGAAGACGTGATGGTTGGAACACCAGTTTCGTTCTCTGTTCCCAAGCCTCCAGACCAGACCGAGTTCGCTCGTGGAATTGTTGAAAAGGTAACTCGCTCTGGCGAGGTTCGCCTACCCAACACATCAGAGACTCTTGATGCAAGCGAGCAGGACCCGGTCGCAACAGTTCGTGTTTTTGCCCGAATGGAAGACGGTGATTACGAGCGCACCGACCGACGCGTAATTAAAAATGTTTCGAAGTTGCGCGTAGTTGAAGATTTCCGCGACGACGAAAAGGCTTTCCGTGAAATCGAAGAAAAGGCTGGCCGTTATGACGACCTTGACTTCAGCATTCCCGCAGGAGTTAAGAAGCAGGCTGAGATTGGTCTTGAGTGGTCAAAAGAATATAACCGTGGTGGTACGGCAGTTGGCAAGAATACGGCCCGCTACCTGATTAACAACAGCATTGCCGGACCGGAAAAGGTTCGTCACATCGCTCGTTACTTCCCGCGCCACGAAGTTGACCTCCGCACGCCTTCTAACAGCAGGCCTGGAGCAGATGGCTATCCCGGCGCTGGACTTATTGCCTGGAAGTTGTGGGGTGGAGACGCTGGCCGAACCTGGTCAACGAAACTTGTCAACGCGATGAACCGTCGTGACGAAGAAGCAAAGTCGATTGAGTCTCTTGAAGAAAAGGCGCCGGCAATGTCGGCATCTGTCGAGAAGTCGCTTCGTAAAAAGGTCGCTGACCATAACGAAAAATACGGAGATAGCGCTGGTAAGCGTGCCACCTATGCAATGCTGGCCGCTTGTTACCGTCGTGGTATCGGCGCTTACCGCACCAATCCTTCGTCAGTGCGCCCGACAGTTTCTTCAGCAGAGCAGTGGGCAATGGCGCGAGTCAACGGACTTCTTTATGCGTTGCGTACTGGAAGATTCCGCCGCACCCCATACGACACCGACCTTCTCCCATCGGCGCACCCACTGAGCACCCGTAAGGGCAAGGACATTTACACAGACATGCCGGAAGGGACTCCTGGTTCATTTGGCACGCCACAGCGTCCTGGTGTCGTCGGTCGTCAGCCGCGTCGCCGCCGTCGCACCCAAGAAGGCAAGCCGTATCGCATTTCTCGCAATGTTGGTTCGTGTGGCGGTTATGCCGTGGTCAAGGAAGGCGAAAGCATTCCCGTTCCCGGTGGTTGTCACGACACGCTTGCAGAGGCTCGTCGCCACATGGCTGCTCTTTATGCAGCAGAGGCGCCAAAGTCATTCAGCGATTGGCTCAATGAGGGTCATAAAGAAATGCTCGGTCATGGTCGAATGCACCCAGACCTGACAGCAGATGAGCAAGCACTTCATGACTCTCTCATTCGAATTGCAGAGCAGTATGGGAAGTTTGATGAGGATGGCTCAGGAATCTGGGCTGGCTACGAAAGCCCGGCAGAGAATGACGAAAAGTCAATCGGAGTCAAGTGTGCAAACTGCACCCTTTATGAGGGCGATGGGGTTTGCTCAATCATCAAGCAGCGCGTGAACGAAAACGGCAAGTGCCGGTTCGCTGTCATCCCTGATGGTGTGGTCCAGTGGAGTGGGATGAAGTCCTACGCCGAAGCAATTAAGGAGTGGGAAGAGAGCGACGAGGGAATTGATTGGGACGAACTTGAGGCCAAGGCCGCAGGCGGTCCAATCCGCTCGCACTCAAGTGCAGTTCGCGACGACACGCCAATCAATCGCAGTGCAATCTTGGCAGTCCGTTCACCAGAAGACCCCGGCTACTTCCGCAAGATTTTCGCTTACCAATTGCCGAATACTGACGGAACTCGCAAGACCCACTACACATTCATCCATCACCACATAAGTGAGGACGGTCGCCCCGGCGCCGCTGCAATGTCTGAACTTCGTGTGCAGATGTCAGTTCTGAATGGTGCCCGAGGTGGGACAGTGCTACGTGGCGCCGAGCGTCGTGCGGTTTACAATCATCTTGCTCGCCATTATCGTGACGGCGGGACCACCCCACCTTCTCTGAAGTCTGACGAGGAACTAGATAATCTGATGATTAAGGCCGGATATATTACTGAGCCGTTGAGGAAAGTAGAGATAGATGAGTGAGAACATCGAAAACGAACTAAAGGCTGCAGGCCCGAACGGTCGCGTAATTCCGACTCATTCGACCGCCGTTGATAAGACGTCGGCATGGGACCGCACCGCCCAGTTCCGCAAGATGCGCTCTCCCGCAACTCCTAGTTATTTTAACGAAGTCTTTGCTTTCCAACTTCCAAATACCAAAGGTGATAGGAAAACTCATTACAGTTTTATTCATCACTACATCAGCAACGATGGAGAGCCAGGTGCGGCCTCAATGCGGGCGTTGTCCAACTCTGTTGCGGTTTTGAATGGCGGTCGTAATGGCACCGTTCTTCGTGGGTCTGCCCGCGAAGGCGTTTATCGTCATATCGCAGCCCATTATCGTGATGCTGATATGGAAGCCCCAGAACTCAAGTCAGACGAAGATGTTGATGCAGTAATGATGTTCAAGGGACTGATTGATGCTCCACTTGCGGAGACGCTTGACCTGACAGTTAAGGGTTTGGAAGACTTGGACAACATCATTGACACCGATAGCACCGTCGCATGGGTCGATGGGGACCAAGAAATCAAGGGAATTGTCATTGAAGCCGACGACGACACAGCGCTCGTTGAGGAACTTGACGAAAAGGGCGAACGTACCGGCGAGTTCTACGAACTGGACTATGCAGAAATAAAACTCCGCACATTTGTGGTCATGGAGAAGGTTGACCAGGAGGCCGAGGTTGGCTCCATCGTTTCTTGGGATACCAGCAACGGCCGCTACTACGGTGACGTTGTCGCCGTGGAGACTGAAGGCTCCCTCCGAGGCGAGCCACAAGGCTTGGAACTGGAAGGCTCCGAGGAAAACCCCGTTTACCTCATCCGCGTATGGATGCAGGAAAGCGAGGAATATGAAGAGGACGAAGGCGAAGACGAGGAGATGGAAGAGGATTCCGCCAAGTCAGCCAAGTCAGCCAAGTCCGAAGGGGAATGGCATTCCACCAACGTAACCGTGGTGGCTAGAGGGGGTGCTCTTCGAGTAGAGGAGGCCTTGCCCACAGGAGACACCGAAGAGGACTACGATGATGAGTCCGAAGACGAGGAGACACCCATGAAGAGCATCGACCCTGAGTTCCGAGCACAGGTCAAGCGAATTATCGAGGAGAACAGTGAAATCCTCGCACGCCTTGCCGAACTCGATGTTGAGGAGAAGTCGGCCGAAGAGGCGACTGTTGAAGAGACAGAAGTCAAGGCAGACGAAACCATCACGATGGAAGTCGCACTCGACGAGCAGAAGGCTGATGCCGAAATTGGCACCAAGTCGGACGAGGTTGTTGAAACCGAGCAGGTCGAAGTGAAGTCTGAAGAAGTCGCTGAAGAGGCTGCCGTAGAGGAAGTTGTTGAAGAAGCGAAGTCTGAGGAAGTCGTTGCCGAAGAGGCTCCTGCAGCAGAAGAAGTTGCTGAGGAAAAGGCTTCGATTTCGTTTGATGAACTCAAGGAGTTCCACCTCCTTCTCAAGGAGTTCAATAAGTAAATATTTGTCAGACGGTTGATTTCGAGGGTGCCACTCGGGTACCCCGAAATCCCCACTCGCTGACCAATCATGTGTTAAACTTCTCCGTGGGCGGAACCAACCACGGAGGCTTATGGACTTCTACGAGCAGTGCAAAACTGATGCCAAACACACAAAGCAACTTAAGGTTGATTTGGTACTCGGTGAATTAGACAAGAAAGATTCAGAGAGTCTGAAGAAGGCTCTTCTTGACGAAACAATCCCATCGCGGGCAATCGCTCGTGTGCTTGAGGCAAATTCAATTGACTGCGGCATTTGGGCTGTTAACCAATGGAGAAAAAATAATGGCGTGAAGGTTTATGCGACCTCGTCAATCAAAAACACCGGAGGCAAGAAGTGACCATCGCAGACGATATGGACAAAGCACGCGCACAGCACAATATTGAGGCCGTTGCCAAGTTGCTTAAAGAGCACAACATTAAGCCCGAGGAAGTCGGCTCAGTCAAGTCAATGAAAATTGGCAAGTGGCAGACAGTCACAAAAGACGAGGCAGGCGAGGCACAGATTCATGACCTCAAAGGCACGAGCATCGTGCTCAGTCCACGATGGGACGAAGGCCCCGAGTGGCCAGTCGTAACTCCTGGACCCAAGTACAACGTGCCAAAGGGTAAGGGAAAGTCACGCAAGACTAAGGACTGGGAAACAGCAGTCATCTTGCCAGATATGCAGATGGGCTACTACAAGAAGTCATTGGAACTCAATGCCGCTCTTGAGCCGATTCACGACGAGGCTGCAATTTCAATTGCACTGAAGTTGGTTGAGGAAATGAACCCGGACCAAGTGGTGATGTTGGGAGACAATCTTGACTTCGCTGAGTTTGGTAAATATCTGACTGCACCGACTTTCAAGCAACTTACGCAGGCGACAATTGACAGAGCAACTTTGCTTTGCGCTCAGGTTCGTGCGGCTGCGCCCAAGGCAAAGATTACCTGGATTGCTGGAAACCACGAGGCCCGTCTTGCAAGGTATATCCAGTCAAATGCAGAAGCAGCATTTGGTTTGACGAGAGGAAAACTCAGCGACGAACTGCGCGACAACTGGCCAGTTCTTTCTGTGCCGAATCTCTGTCGCATGGATGACTTCGGCGTCGACTACCTGTCGGGCTATCCAGAATCATTCTTGGCTCTTAACGAGAACCTCATTATTCGACACGGTGACAGAGTTACCTCGAATGGCTCGACTACGACGAAGTATCTGAACGATGCTCACAAGTCGGTCATCTACGGTCACATCCATCGCGTTGAGGTTGCTTATAGGACTCGTGTCTCTGAGGCAGGTCCTCGCACCATCATGGCCGCAAGCCCTGGTTGTTTGTGCCGAATTGACGGAGCAGTACCGTCGACCAAGTCTGGTGCTGACGAGTTCGGTCGTCCTCTCATGCAGGGAGCAGAGAACTGGCAGCAAGGACTTGCTGTTGTCCAATATCAGCCAAAGGGTGTCGGCGAGGAATGGTTCAACTACGAGCAGATGTGGATTTACAATGGTCGTGGAATCTTCCGAGGCGTTGAGTATGTCGCTTGATAGAGAAGAGTTCGACGAAGCATTTGCTGAACTCCTCAACCAAGGACTAATCGAGGTAACTGGCATCACCGATGACGGTCAGTGGCTTTATGCCGCTACCGAAAAAGGGCGTGACTTTTACAACGCAGTGATTCAGGCTCGGCTAACAGAAATCATTGAGCAATGGGGTGATGATGTCAGTGAATGACGCCGCATTCCAGGATGATGGTGACCTCAACTTCCCTGTTATAACCATCTCTGTTGCTCACGATGACCTCAATGAACCTGTCCACGTGGACCTTGGCTCCATCCCCCCGTTTGTCGCGGCGGCGGTATTGGAAAAGGTTGCGGACGTACTAAAAATGGCTGTTCCAGCACCAAGGATTACCTTTAAAGGCCATGTGCTGGTTGAGCCATTCGACCCTCAAGCGATGAATCTTGATGCGTTCTTGGACATGTTCACTGACCCAGATGAGGATGAAGGTCAAGGAAACAACTAATCCCTGCTTGACAAGGTAATCATGCTCTAGCATACTCTCTCATAACGAGGTGCTTACCTTGTAGTTCATATAAGTACAACACTCTAAAGGAGTAACTACTATGGCTTACGATAGCCGTTTGAAGGAACTTAAGGGTGCACTCAAGGATGTCCTCGCACAGAACGACGCAATCGTCGACCATGTCGAGGCCAATCGCGAAGAGGGCGGCCCCCAGGTTCAAGTTGAAGCAAAGCATGTCGAGGCATTCCGTGATGGTCTTGCCAAGGCTCGCGAAATCCGTGCCGAGATTGAGGCCCTTGAGGGTCTTTCTGAGGTGAAGGCCTGGGCTGCCGGTTCGACAGCCCCTGTCGCTGCCCAGAAGTCTCTCTACCTCCCCGGCGATGAGCGCAAGTCCCTTGGACAGCGTTTCATTGACTCGGAAGAGTTCAAGAGCATCAATGGTGGCCGCAACGGTTACACCATGCATGCACCGTTCCAGGCGAAGGACATCTTCACCGCATTGCCGTCGGGCACCCCTGGTGACTTCGGCACGCCGCAGCGTGAAGGCATCGTGGAGCGCGCCAAGCGTGCCATGCGTGTCCGTGACCTGTTCCCGGTCCAGCAGACAAACACCAACATGATTGAGTACTTCCGTGTGAGCGGATTTACCAACAACGCGTCGACAGTTGCTGAGCGCTCGGGTTCGCCCGCCGTGTTCACAGCCAAGCCGCAGTCGTCCATGACCGTCGTGGGTGTGCAGGCTCCGGTCCGCACGATTGCCCACTACGAGGTGGCCCACCGCAACGTCCTCGACGATGAGCCCACACTCCGTGGCATCATCGACAACGAGTTGCTTTACGGCCTCCGTCTCGTGGAAGATGACCAGATTTTGAACGGTGACGGAACAGGTTCGAACCTGACCGGTATCCGCTCGACATCGGGCATCCAGACACAGGTGTGGAGCGATGGCGCCGCCGGTGACACCCGCATCGACGCTATCCGTCGTGCAATCACCAAGGCGTTGCTCGCTTACTACGAGCCGACAGGCATCATCGTTCACCCGAACGACATGGAAGACATTGAACTGACCAAGGATGCTGAAGAGCGTCACATCATGGTCATGTCGGTGTCCATGGGTGCCGAGGCACGCCTGTGGCGTCTGCCGATGGTTGCCACCCCGGCCATCACCGAGGGCTACGCCCTTGTTGGTGCGTTCGGTATCGGCGCCACGCTGTACGACCGCATGGAAGGCAACATCCGCGTTGCTGAGCAGCACAGCGACTTCTTCATCCGGAACGCAGTTGCGATTCTGGCCGAAGAGCGTCTTGCTCTTGCTGTCAAGCGTCCGGAGTCGTTCGTCGAAGTCGAGTTCGACGGCGCGCCTGCCTGATTCTGATTCGTCAGATAGCACTTGGCCCGGGGGAAACCCCGGGCCTTTTGCTTTTCCAAGTTCATCAGTTATGATTTGCTTATGACACACGTAATTGCACCACGAGATATTTTCGAGACTCGCGACGGAGTCACCGTAAAGGTTAAGAGCCGCGGTGACAGACTGACGATTGACGAGGCCAAGATGTACAAGGTCCTCCCAATTGCCGTGTCTTCTTTCGCAAATATCGAAACGAAGTAGCCGGTGGAAGACTCCAGCGGGGACTTCCCGACAGGGCAAGACTTTTCCGCTGCGTGGGACCACCCGCATGCTTTCGCCCTGATTAAGGCTGGCGTTCAACGGCTGTTTTTGGCTAAAGACGATTTCAGTCCAGACAATCCGTATGAAGAACTCTCTACACGAGTCACAGCAATAGGGATGATTCGTAGCGCCCACGACCTGGGCAAATACATCGAAATCAGATATGGCTGGGAAATGCTGGATGACGAGAACATCATTATGCACTCGTGTTTCGGTCATGTAGATTTGATTGATGTAACCGTAAATGGCGACGAAGCAGGCTTCTTGATG